TAGTGAATTCGGCGGCTAGTCGGGGAGTCTGCTCAATGATTCCGTAGATTTTGTAAAACAATTCGGCTGAGGTTGTCAGTTTGTGAGCTGTGTGAACTTGCAATTTCTCTTTGAGAACGTAGATTCTGAACAGGATTTGAAGCGCCATAAAGGTGCTTTTTCCTTGTTGTCGAGCGCATAACAAGACGCATACAGGGTGAACATATCGTCCGTCGGGTTTGTATTTAAGCGAGTGATGAGCCAGCCATTGCTGCCAACCCAGCAGCGGATACCCGATTTCCTCGCAAAATTTAATCATAGCCTCGCCGTGAGAAGGGTAATCGTTGAGTTTTGTGTGAATTCGAGGGGTTGTCACACCTCTCCAATTCGATTCGTCCCGAAGTTGGGCGATTTCTGTGGATTGCTCCATTAAATTCCATTTTCTTCCAAATAATGCACAGCCGAGCCATTTTCAGGGAAAATCTTCCCGATGGGGGTCGTGGGTAAACTAACGCGCTCAAAAAAGGTGGGGGTCATACGATCTCGCTTACCGCTATTACATTTGTTGCAAGCGGCAACCATATTCTCTGCTTGGTCTGTGCCACCCTTGCTGATTGGAATAACGTGATCCACCGTGTTGGCTTCCTGTCCGCAGTAGTGACAAGTCCAGTAGTCACGGTCTAGTACTTGCTTACGCACCCGCTGATAGTACGCAGATTGATAACGTCTATGCCCCATTCTGAATCCTGTTTAGATAATTCATATAGTCTTTGGATCGGTGAGTTTTTAGTCTGTGACAGTTAGCGCACAACGTTTGCAAATTGCTTTTATCGTTATTATCTTTGTCGCCATCAATATGATCTACATCTAGTTGCCCCAACCAATCAGGTATAAACCCACATATTTGGCAGAACCCCAGTTTGTACTTGGCATAAACTTTATTGCGTCTACATTGGCTGCACATTCGTTTATAGACTTGCCGTCCATTACGTCTGCCAGCCGAAGATATGGCGTTGCCACATTTACAGTATTTACCGGACTTCGACATCAATGCCAACCCTTGCGCTCGAAGTGATTGAGGGCATCACAACTATCTTTGTATCTGTGATGAATATATTTAATGGAGGCTTTAATTTGTGCCTGTGGGCTTAGGTCTCTATACCAAGTGGAACGCATTTGGCCCAGCCCATAGTGAGAACCATTTTTAGCCTGTGGATTCCATCTGCTCTCGTAATGAATGAGCCAGTTAAAGCATTGAAACTCTTGCCAAGTAAGGAGGTTATAAGCATATAGTTTTAGATTCATATCTGCTTTTGATGGCGTTGTATTTATATTTGTAAGAACGGCAGCTGTGAGGGTCAGAGTCATCAGACGAAAGACAATAGGCCGCCCTAACACTCGGCCGACGGGCTGCCTTCGGGCCCCGCCTTCGGTTCGAAGTGTAAAGCCTTTGTCAAGTATCTTACGCATCAACTTTCCTATCATCTCATTATTTGGACAAGTTTTTATGGTATTTACTCCAGCTCTAACACCTTTCTCACATCAATCTCCTGACTCCCATTTAATCCAATTATGGCTTCTCTTAGCTTCTCACGTCCATCTCCGTGAAACTTCGTCATTAAGAATGGCTCTGACTGGCTACCTTCCAACCAATCAACTTGCTCACCATTGAAATCAATAACTAACTCATCAACGTAATTGAATTTATCCAATATCGCATCAACTGACGACTCTCTTACCGATTCCACTATCTCACTTGGGATATTGGCTTTCACCCAATCAATAAACTTCTTATCTGACTTAACGACCCACTTGAACTTCGGCTTACTGGTCGTTATATAGGCAACCACCTCATCGCCTAGTTCAGCCTTTACTCGATCAGCGCCGAGTTCATTCATCTCAGCTTGTAACTCAGCCCTCAGTTCGTCCTTCAGGCGCTTTGCTTGGTCTGCTAACAGGCTAATCGCTGCTAGTTTCAGACTCAGATCCTTGATTGCCATTCTGCTCCCTTTTCTTTGCTCTGTTTAACCGGACTTCTAATGAAGCCAGATTGACGCCCATATCTCGGGCGATAAACTCTTTGTCAAAGCCCCACTCAAGTAGCTGTTTAATATATGCAATCGAATGGGGTTTTGGCATTACTTCTTCCCTGCCCAACCATCGCCTTTGAAGTGCGCTGGCGTTGCTTTGAATTGTTTGCGCATTTCGACTCCACAATGGCCGCAGTTAATCTTTGGGCTGACGTATATATGAAAATACTGCTCAATCACGTCGTTGCAACTGGGACACTCGAAATCATATGTCGGCATCAATGAACCTCTCAAGTGTGGCGTTGCCGTTCCAGTAGCGCTCTTTGATACGCTCTTGTCCATCGGCTATTTTACAGATTCGGCATTTAGCTGCTTTCATCTTGTAATTACCGCATTGGTCGCAGCGCGTTATCTCGTCCTCTCGACTAATCACTCGGTCAATTGGATCAAATAACCGCTGCTCAAAGCAATTCTGACACTCCATTAACCACACCCAAGCATCAGGCTCAATCTCTGACTCATACTTAGTGATATAGAAGTGGGGTGTCACCTTCTTACAAGGCCCACACTTGAACGGGTGCATCTCATTAATCACTTCTGAAACGCCCACTTGCCATCTGATCCAATTTTCATCCATTTAGCCGGACATTGGGCAGACTTATTGCGCTCGGTGCAAACCCAACCGCGATACTCCTTACCCTCTTTATTGCCCTGCTTAAGAATCATCGGGCCGTGATTGCAGATAGGAATCTCGTCAATTACTTCGGCCCCGAATTCTTCCGCGATAGCCGTAACGTCCCAGACAATCGGCTCAGGATCGTTGGGGCGTTGTTCTTTGATGAACTCTGCAAGCTGAGGTTTTGTTGTCTGTATTGGCTTCTTAGGTGATCCGCTTGGCTTTGCAAAGAAGCCAGCGAGATTGAGAGCTCTGCCAAGTGAGCCTGTCTCCGCAAGTTCCAGAGCATATTGTTTCTGCTTCGATTCGCTGCTAAGTCCCGTCGTCCAAGCCGCAGCATCAGCCTCAGTCCTGTAAAGCTCAGTCTTAACAATATAAACATCGCAATTCGGCGTAAGTGACTCCTCAAGAACGTGGGTCTTAACGCGGTAATCCGGATAAGCATTTATAAACTCCTTTAAGCGATCCTGCACACTTACATAATCATCAAGATAGTTCGACATTTAATTTCTCTCTCCCTGCGAATTCATCTATCGCATATTCCAATTGTTCTTTTAAAGACCAGAACGTTCCGTCCGGCCAGTTCTGTGCCTCGTTGGCACAAGCTTGGCAGTAAAAGCGCACCTGCATACGCCGCGTTGGCGTTTCAGATTGCACCTTCCATACAGCTGGCACTTGGGCTTTGTGATGCCAAGTCCCATCTTTTAATTGTCCCCATCGCATTTTGCAATAGTCACACCATTGGTGTTGATTATGATTGCGAGTCAGACTCAACGTCGTCCCAATCTTCTGGTGTTGAAAATCGGCATCTGCCCAAGATAGCGGCGTATCCAATGAGATCGAGATACGAATCTTCGCGCTCTGGACTTTCCACCATTCTTGAGAGTTTGGTCGCGATAAATAGCAGCGCCACGTCAGCTGGGTCTCTGAGCTGAATACCGAGCAACCTCGCGATTTTGTAAATCCGTAATAGATTGTGTCTCGGATCGCCATATTCAAGCCCCCTGTCGTCGAGGGTGTCACCAGCGTCCGAGAGCCAGTCACTTAACGATCTCTCTGACATATTGATTCGAGGCCCTTCCGCGCTTGTAACCTTCATTAAAGGCTTTCGCTTTAACCGACTCTAGTGAGCCATATACAAGCCAAAATCCAATGAACCCAATAATGAGCAGGGTCACTATTTGTTCAGCTGTGAGGTTATGCGACATCAGCGTTCACCCCGAATCGGTCGAGCCAATAAGCTGAGATTTCTTCTCTGCTCAATCGCCCTCTTACGGATTTTCTACCTAACGACTCAATGGCATATCGGCGAATTATTTGGCCTTTGACGTAATTCTTACCATCAGACCAAGCGCCCGAAGTGCTATCAAATCGAATAACTGCTGGATTATTTATCACTTACGCTCCCGTTCTGTAATCCTTAAATGGATTTACGGGATAAATGTATTTAATTAAATGGATTTATACAAGTAAGAGTTCAGAGTGTCGCAAGTCTAAGAACCCACACAGCTTCTCCACTAGCCCTTTATTGGCGTAATCGGTCTTATCTGGAAGGGCCTTTAATTGCCACTCAGGCTCGTTTATAGCCCCTAAGTCGAACTGATAGACCCCTTGTGGGGTGGAGTTGATATAAAGCGTCCTAGCGCCCGTTCTAGCCCTTATTTCGGCCAGATAATCCCACTTCTTCTTCTCAATCAATAGTGTGGGATAATGGGTGCGGCGGCACTTCATCTCAATATAGGAGTCGCTAGTGATGCCGTCGTGGCGGTCGGTCGGTGAGACTGGCGTTAAGTCTGGATAGACCGACTTCAGCGCCTCAAATAGTTCCACCTCGCGAAGGTAAATTAGTCGTCCTCTTCCCAATCATCGAGCGGATTTTTTATTGGGTCGCTCGGATCAACAATCCAATCGGGGTAAGAGCTTCTATCCATCGCAAAGGCGAGAGCTGTGCCTTCGTCCATTCCGGCTTTGCGGCAAGCGTCATAGACTTCTTTGGCAGCAATAGCCCAGAAATCCAGCTTTGTAAGAATTGGCTCCTTCGTCGTTTTGCGACGTTTAGCCACCTTCTTGACTGGCTTCTTAACGCGTTTTCTTGTTGCCACTTCTAGCCACCTTTGCTGAGAGGGCTAATTCTAACTGAGACTCCATCTTGTCGAGGCGCGACACAATGGGGATATTCTCCAATTTAATTATGTAGCGAAGGCCAGCAATGAGGAGGGCAATTGAGCCGAGAACTGAGGCTACGAATCCAGCGATGGTATTTGCGTCCACTATTTGACTTTGCCGTAACGCTCGTAATTGGGGTTAAGCCAGTTGATGATGCTAGGCAAGACTGATACTAGAGCCGCATTTGCAATAGCGTCGAGATCCCAGCCCACCGCTAGATATGTCGCTAGAGCCGTCGCGAGGAATGTTTTCCCCCAGCTTTCCGCCATCAGTTTCAATTCTTTCATTTCTGTCTCCTTCGAGGTCGAACCATTTGCCGTCGTTATCTCCCAAAGTTGTAAAGCTAATATGGAAATGCGACCGGTGAGGATTCGCACCTCTGTATTTTCTGCGCTTCCAATTCATTATCGGGCTCATAATCTTCCCGTCGTAGATTATGTATTTAATCCGCTTATCGCCTCGCTTGGCGCATTTACGAATCTTTTCCACAAGGGCATAAGCCTCTTCTTTGTGGGCATTAAGATCCGCATCAATGTCTAAAGCTCGGACGATTCCTCGAGCGTCTGGTATATGGTCAGAATTACCTTTAGCAATATGCCGAGCGTCAGCAATCCAGCCGTCAGAACGCCGATCGCGATCAGGATAATCGTCGTCAATTTGCTCCCTTAATTGCTGTCCGGCTTTGCAAAGTTTCGCCATTATCGAAGAAGTAACCGCGCTTCTTCGGCGGTAATGCCAAGACGATTCAACAATTCTTGCTTCTTCGCCGCCTTATCAGCTTCATCTTTTGCTTTCCAAGCATCAAATTTAGCAAAACCTTCTTCAAATTCCTTTTTAGAGATTGGCTCGCACTCTAAAAAATGAATGCTTTCGTAAGTCTCGCCAGAGATTGCCCAACCGCCTTGAGGAATAAGCATTTCTAATACTTGAGCACCTGTCGCCATTATGCACCTATTTCCATTAACGTAATGTATGAAGTTAGACTAAAATTGTTTACTGAAGCGCTTGAGGCACCAGTAAGTCTTGCAAATTGCGTTTTGTAGGTGGTGGCAGAAGTTGTATTGGGCGAATCCAAATAAGAAATTGAGAAATGACCTGTAATGACTTCTCCACCTGCTGCCGTATAACCGACATAGGATCCGTGACTTTTCAAATCAGTCGTTCCGCGAACTAGTTTGATGCCCATACCATTTCCCGAAGTTGGGATATTGTATGACTGATGAACAGTTACTAGAATTTTACTCGACGTTGCTGATGGCGTAATTGTCGCCGTTAAATTTGTATCAATATAAGTGGTTGATGATGAAGTTGCGGTTGTTGTTGTATCAGCATTGACGACCTGTAATAATTTTCCACTCGCAGGTAATGTGGCCCAAGCGAGTCCAGTGGCAGTCGTGCTATCAGCTTTCAAATATTGCCCATTGCTACCAACCGCCAGACGAGCTGGTGTGTCAGCTGCCGAAGCGGCAATGAGATCACCCTTAGCATCAACGATGGCGTTCTGAATGGCGTTGGCATCATCGCTAGTGACCCAAGTGAAGTCCATATCGGTATTGGAAGTCTTGGAGAGCACCTGTCCGGTTGTGCCGCCTTTAAGATCAACAAGCGAGGTATCTATTGCGCTGCCTAGCGTTCTAATCGCTAAAGCGCCGTCCTTTACTAGGTCGGTGTCATCGGGCGTCTCCCACCCGAAATTCGTTGTTGTTGCCATTAACTAATCACTCCAATCGCGTCCTGCCATTCTAGGGTATTAAGCACACTATTCCAGCTTTCTGCCGCATTGACTTGGTTCCATCTTTGGGCGACTGCCGAGAATTCTGTTGGTGAAGCATTAAGCGTTATTGAAAGGCCCGAGACTGAGGCTCTGAATGTCCAGCCCTCGACATAACCGGTGAATTCGCCACCGAGCAATTGTGGCGGAAGGTTAGTGATGCGAACGGGTTGGCCCATAAAGATGGAGAGCAGCGCATCGCGGTCGCCATTGTCCATCTCTGGATTCTGAATTGGAAAGGTGATGGATTGGAATAGGTAACGAGGATAGGCGCGAAGCTGTATTACTCGATCCGCCATATCTTCGACGTCTGCGGCGTTCTTGACGTAACTTGAGAACTGCTCGGCATAAAGGCCATAAGTGGCCTGTGAGTCAGCGTCTTGGGCGATATATTGGCTGTTGAAGTTATTGCCGTAATCAATGATGACTTTATTGGCTAATTCGCCCTGTCGCTGGACGATTCCAATTCCTGCCCCAATTGCGTGATTGGCATCGAGGTCGGTGTAACCGTTAGCCACAAGGTAATCCTGCCGGTGGCTGGCGTCAGCGTAACCGATAAGGCCATTTGCATCTTCATATAAATATCCAAGAGCTGATGAAGCAATTTGATTAGCAATGTTGGAAATTACCGCGTCGGTGAGTTGGCGACTTACCATCGTATATTCACCGGCATCAATATCACCTAAACCAATATTTTCAGCATTAGCCCAAGTCTCTGTCGGATCATAGGTATTCCAAGTTTCGGCAGCTGGGACTTCATTCCAAGAGTTGAGCAGTAGATCATCGAGCAGGTCTTGTATCTGTGCGCCGTCTAATCCTTCAGCTAAATTGCCATCAAAGGTTGCCCTTTGTAATCTGCTAAGAGGGCCAATGGCTGTAATGTTAATTGTCGTTACTGCCGCAGCGTTACCAGATGAGGTGACGACTTGGCGAATGTCCGAGATACGACCGCCGAAGATAGGCACATAAGTCGCTGAACTATTTTGGACTTCGATGAGGATTGAGGTATTGACTGTGAATGAATAAACTGTGTTATCGGTGTTAATAAGACGAAGTGAGCAATAACCAGCAGGGGTTGGCGAGTTGATGTCGGTTCTGCCTGTTGTAATTTGTAGGTCAGCCAAAGTGACTGAGGTGACCTCTGTGCCATTGGCTTTAATTCGCCAGAGGGGTGTCCAAGCTGTCATAAGATCTGGGCGTTAGACCTTAAATCGCCAGCGCCAGTTGTGCCGCGATTAGTGGAATTATTGAGGGCTAGAACGACTGCTCGGGTGAAGCCTTCTTCGTCAATAACGCTTGGAGCATTGACGTTAATAACAACATTGCCCTTTTCTTCACCAGCTCGAGCGGCTGCTACGTCAAATCGGCTTCCGACTGTGATTGGTGCGCCAGCAGGGCCGCCACTTGGGTAGGTTGGCATTACTCCCGTCGTTGCCGTGACCTTTGGCGTTGCGGTCGTTGTCGTTGTTGTAATGGCTGGAATTTTAGGAGTCGGGGTTGTCGTTGAAGCGCCACCGGTGCTCATTGAGATATTACCCATTGGGCCAGTTGATGCGCCTGTGCCTAGAGTCGGTATTGTTTTAATATCTGGCAGAATTGGAATTGCATTGTAAGCGCGAATAACTGCGTTGATTGCGTTAATCGCATCGTTCACTAATCCCTTAACCTTTGTAACGACAGTGCCGATGATATTGACAACGCCGCCGACAGCCGTTCCCACACCTTTAATAGCAGTCATTAAAGCGCCTGTGAATATAGGAACGATGAAGTCTTTCGTGAATTCCCATAAATCGCGCAACGCTTCCTCATTGTTTTTGAAGGCTTTCACAATCGGATCAATAGCCGCAGACTTGGCTTCTTGGAATTTTGGAATAACTGTGTTAATAAAGTAATCGAGCAGATTCTTCAAAGTAGGCAGCAGCGCTGCACCGACTGACTCTTTAGCTTCATCAAAACCAACCTTGAGACGCTGAATCTGACCTTCAAAGGTTTCGGCTTGAGTTTTTGCTGATCCACCAAAGGTGTCCGACAATTGCTTAACTGTGCCTTCAAATCCGAGAGTCTTGGCTTGTGCTGCGGTGATGCCCACACCGAGACGGGTTAAAGCGCCAGTATTGCCTTCATAAGCCTTCGCTAAAGCATTAGAAACTGTCTCTACATCTTTGCCGGTTGCAGCTGAAATATCTAAAGCGAGCTTGAGAAGATCTTGGGACTTGGTAACGTCTTTTGTAGCCACAGTTAAGCGTTGGAGTGCTGGGCGGAGTTTGTCATCGGCTACGCCTGTGGCGAGCGAGGTTTTAAGTATCTGATCCTCAAGCGCAGCAATCTGTTCATCGGTGACGTCGGTGACGTTCTTGAGAGCTGTGGCAAGACGCTTTTGAGCGGCTTCATCTTCAATGGCAGCCTTAACGCCTTCAATGGCTAACTTGCCAGCATAGGCAGCAGCCGCAGCGGCAGCAGCAGCGAAAGCAGCGGCAGCAACCTTGCCAAATTTCTCCATCTTACCGCCAAAGCCTTCGACCTCTTTTGAGCCGGTATCTAAATTCTTTTTAAGGTTATCAACGTCAGCAAGAATGGATAACTTAAGGGTTCTACTTCCAGCCATTATTTATCCCACTCCTTCAAAATCTTTGAAAACGCTTCTTCCCATTTCTTTACTAATTCAGGCTGAATTTTGCGAAGTGCTGGATAGATGAAATAGCCAGAATTTCCTCGCCCCTTGCGTGGGGTGCGTCGTGGGAACTGACGATAACGATTAGATCCGAATTCGTAACCTGCCCAGAGGTCTTTAGTTGATCCTCCACCAGAGAAACGCTGAGACGCGAATCCATAAGAGAACTCGCCAATCTTCGAGGTGCTGGAAACTTTAACGCCGCTTGTAATGCGATCGACAACGGCTTGTCCAAAGGTTCTTGTGATGCCGTAGGCCCTGACTTCATTCGCGGCATATCGAGCCAGCGCAGAACTTTCGCGTTTAGCCGCATCAACAGCTTCATCGTCCATCGCTTTGAACGCGGTAATGATTGAACGAAGTTCGCGCTTGTCATAGCTGATTGGTAACTCATCTGCCACCTTTGCGCTCCTTCAATATCTCAATCGCCGTTAGAACTTGGTCTATGTCAGTCCACTCGCTCATCGGAATACCGGTTGCAATTGCAATCTCGATTATTAGTCGGTTGATGCTTCCGGCTTCGAAACTTTTGGGCTGTCATCTCCAATCGTCATTTCTTCAACCGATAACTCCCACACTTCTTGAGACTTAGTCGGTTTTCCTGCCGCCTCTCGCTTGTAAGCAAAATAGGCTAGGTCGAGGAAGTCCGCTTGCTGGTAAGCCGAAATATCCTTCATCGAATAAATTGACTTACCCGTTTTGCGTTCCCACTTCGCCCACTCTGGGAGTCCGGCGTTGTAGGTGACTTCCTCGCCATTCGTGTATTTAATTGTAATTGCTAACTTCATCTCCCGATTCTCCTGATCTCTTAGCTGAAGGTCTCTGTTACTTCACCCTTTGCCACTTTGAAGGTGAACGATACTGTCTGTGCGTCAATCCCTGATCCGCCAGCTGTTGGGAACTCTGGAAGAATTGGGAAAACAAATTGAGCGCCAGTTGCAGCGGTGAGAGTAATGTTAATGTTTGTATCTGGTGCGGTCTCTGCTGCTGTCCAAAGTGCTTCGCATACAGAGTTAGCCTTGCCCCAGTCTGCAAGCATATCTAGCTGGAATGTGCCTTCGATATTAACTGTCTTGTAAGCCTCACCATCGAGAGTCTGATAAGTCTCGCGAACGTTGGTCTTTGTCAAGACAGCGTTTGTCGCTTGGGCTTCAATATCTGTTCCACCTGTGAAAGATAGCGAAACGTCGCGACCAGTAATAACTACTGTTGCCACTTTTTCTCCTTAGTTAGTCTGTGTGTAATAGGTGGAAACGCGAATATCTGCAACCAATAAATTGACTGCACCCACTTGCGTTACCGATGGCCGCTCTACTGGGCCGACTGTGTAGCCGTCCGGTATTACTGCCAAAACTGAAAATATCAGCTGCTCGAGATTGTCAAGAGAAGCTGGGTTGGAAAGATAAGCGACTCCGCAAGTAATTGTCATATTAATCTTGGCGTGAATTGTTGAGTCGTTAATTGTGTTTAATTCTAAGTAAGGTGAATCTGGAACAAGAATAACCGCTGGAACTTGCACAGCTTCGGGAACGTAGGAATAAACGTTAGCCGAAACGGAGGCGAGTGCAGTCGCCAGCGGTGTTCGGATAGAAGATAGAACTGTGGAGGCAGGCATTAACCCACCATCGCATCGGTATCAAGATAGGGGCCAAGAAGGCCAGTTACCTTTGCCAATAAATTTTTTGAAAGTCTGTAAGGTGTTACTGCAAAATCTATGCCTTCGATTGATCCTCCAGCGGCAGTTCTGGCTTGGAAGATTTCGACAGAAATAGCCAAAACGGCAGCCTCGACGTTGGCATTTCCCACATAGGTTGATGCACCAGAGAGCGCAGCGTTTCCGGCTGGGATAATGTTCTTTTCCAATACGTCAGCATTTGTGATGGCGGCGGTAAATACATAGGGGCCAATTAAATCATCTGTAACTGTATGAGTACCGTTAAAAGGCGCTCCGACACTTGTGATGACAACCGATTGGCCTTCGGTAAATTCGTGAATTGTCGCGGTGTGAAAGTAGGCAACGTTGTTTTCTAAATAAACTTTATCCACTTTGCTTTGAAAAGTGACAAGCATTGGCAACACAAGATTTTCACTGGCGTCCACAATGTCAGCAAGATAGGCGTCTGAATATAGGGAAGACGAGACGCCAAGAATGGTTCTCAGCTCTGCAGCCGTAACAATTGTTGGCATCTCGCCGTCCTTTCAATCTAGAGGGTGACAGGCCAGCTCGGGAGCGGACTGGCCGTCACTTTTGGAAATTACTACTCAGCAAACGCGAAGTAAACGTTTCCGTTCGCAACTTTCACGGCAAGCGCTCCGTAGCCATAATAGGCAACTTCGACCTGTCCATTGAGAGCAACGTTTGTTTGTAGGCGGAATCGTGACGATTCGTACCAAGTGTAAGCATCTGGATTAACTACGAACATTGATCCATCTCCAGCAGTTCCAGCGGCTCCGGCATTGGAAGCCATCGCGCGTGAGACGTAAAGATTTAATCCAGCAACGCTTCCGCGTAGTGAATCTGGAGAAGCAACACCAGCTGCGTTTTGAGGCGCAATTGCGTTGTAAATTGGGCGTCCGGAATCGTTGTAACCCATAATGTTTTGCCATTGAGTCGGTGTGACAATGATATTACGAGCAAATCCGAGAGAATTTGTGTAAACCAATTTAGCAGCTTCAGCAGCATAACCTAGAAGGCCGGTTGCGCTATTTGCTTGAGCGGTTGTCGCTGAAAGACCATTGGAAAGCAAGCCAGCAGCAACGAACTTATCTGTTGCGTGAGCGTATGCGTATTCCATTTGACGAACGAGCTCATCAAAGAACAATGGGTTTGAACGATCCAAAAGTTCAACTGAGAAAGTCTGGCCGCCAGCAAACTTCTTTACGTTTACAGTAAGGAAGTTATTTGTCATTCCTGTTTCATCAATTGCAGCAGCTTCTGCTTCTTCACCGACTGTTGGGACAGCGGTAATCTTAGGAATTTCGAAAGTCATTCCTGCATCTGGTAGAACTCCTGTGGAGATAGCATCAATGGTGCTGCGATCTGCATTGGAGAGAGGATTGATTACCTCTGTCAATTGGCGAGTCGGAATGAGACCAGCGTTGTTGCTTGTGGTGTCATCGGCAGCCATAACGTACTGACGTGATGCATCATCGCCATAAACTTTTGCGCGAATTGATGCTTCGAGGTATTTCGCCTTTGTAAACTCAAGGCGAGGAGTGGTGAAGAACGCTGGGCGTGGCGCAGCGGCTTCAACCTTAGCAGCTTCTACCGTTTCTTCGGCAGGAGCTGGAACGGTAGTGTCTGACACTTGTTCTCCTTCGGTTGGTTTGTCTGCTTCAGCGGTTGCCGGAGCAGAATCTTCTTTAGGTGCTTCGTTTTCAGAAGCTGCGACTTCGCTAACGCGAGCGCTATCAATTGCTGGATCAGTTACCAGAGAAACTTCATCAAGGGTTGCTGAGGTGATAAGCATTGTCCCTTTGTTGTTTGTCCATTCGTTAATTTGTGCGCCAACGCTGAATCCATCGCGTAAGCCTTCGGTTGCCTCAACCAGCGCATCTTCGCCAGCCATTGTGTTGGCTATACGAAATACAGCCGTTATCCCTTTGTCTGAAACTTCGTGGCTGACAAGCTTCCCTATGGGTCTTGTTCTGTCGTGCTCGAGTAGCAACTTAACAGGCTTCATTTCAATTGAATCAGCTGCGAAAACTGTTGGCCCGACAGAGGTATTTCCCTGCTCGTTCCAAGTGACAATTGTTCCGCTAATTGTGCGCTTTACTGTATCGGCCGCAGTTACGACCATTGGCATATTAATCTTCATTGGGGATTAAGTCCTCCTCGCGTTGAATTTGCTCAACGCTCATCGCGCCGATGCGGTTCAAGATTTCGTACACTTGAGCGCGTTCCAAAGCGTTGCCGCGTAGAAAGTCGTCAAGTGAGAATCTCACCATCACAGGATTTGGCACAAAGTCCGGAAGCGATAGACGCTCCTCGATTGCTTTGAGAATCGGGCGAAGTGAGAAATCAACTAGTGAGCGCCGCTCGGACACAGCGTTTGAGTAAGTCATCGAAGTCGTTTCGGCGCTCAAGAAGTAGGCTGGGATTCCGCAAGCCCGAGCCAATTCTAAAGCCACATATTGACGAGCTTCGGCTAATTGTAATGACTTTGGATCGAAGCCAAATTCTTTAAGATCAACGTCTGCATTGAGGAACGCAGTCGAGCGAGATTGACGAGCTGTGCGCCAAGCGCTGAGGAGTGATGAAACTCTTTCAGCGGTTAAGTTTGTGCCGTTGCTCTTAAGAATCATTGAAGGGTTAGGCTCTTTGGCGTAATTAACTGCTGCGTTCTCAAGATATACAGCTGCGCTAATTGTCTTGCCAGCGCGGTGCAACAATCCTTCATCTGGGCCATCAAAGCGAATAAGTGAGCCGACTCCAGAATTAGGAACGGCCATTCCATCAACTTTGTATGACTCGATTACTGTATTGCGAAAATCTGTATCAACTGTTACGCGCTCAGGACTTACGCGAGTCCAAGCTCTGACTCGACCGCCATCGGTTGTCGAATACATTTCCAAAACTTGTCCATAGCCAACGCCATAAAGCCAAATATCTTCGGCAAGCCAGTTATAAATTACAAAGCCAGCAACTCGAGGATCAGGCTGATTGATAACTCGGTGCGGATCTACATATTCGCCAGTAATGCGATTAAATGTTGTGAGAGGTAGTGAGCCGATAGTTCCGCAGATGATATTGCGAGCGCGAGCGACTGAAGGAACGCTCATAGCCAATTGGCGAGTTGAATTGGTAGCGCCGCCAAGAATGTTATAAACAGAATCGGTGATTTGCACCGGAGTTAATGCGGCGGTTACGTCGCTAACCTTTTGCGGCGTTTGCGCGGTTACTTGTGGAAAGAAGAAATCTCTGATAGCACCCATTGAGCCTTTATTGTAAAGGGTCTGTGCTACATAATTACTATATCTAC